ATGGATGTCAATGCTTACAACACAGTAATCTTCCTCAGGCAATCCTATATATTCTTTTATCTCCTGAAATTGTTTTTCGGCGAAAAAATTCCTTTCGAAACGGCCCAACTTTTGAATCGCCATCGGAAAACCGTTTCGATTTATGTTCAACGACTTAACCAAGGCGGGATGGAGGCGTTGCGACAACTTCGCTATGTTCCCGGAAGAAAAACTTATCTATCTCCAGAAGAAGAACAAGAAATGATCTGCTAAGAACAATATAGAAATATCAAATCAAGACAGCTAAAAAACATTGATATATCAGCATTCTTTAAAAACTAAAAATCAAAATATGCCATGTTAGATGAGTTTTATGTGGGTAAAAGGTGGGTAAAATAAAATCTCGGGAAATAATTCGTTAGACAAAACTTCTTCAGAAGGCCGGAGTCTTACTCCGCCTTCTTTTTTACGATGAACAAAAAAGAGCCTACTCAAAGCGAGTAGGCTGTATGTGCTTTATTTTAATCCGAATTGAGATTTATTAATCAATTTTCCTCCTTGGAACATTAAAGAGGCGTTAGCACCAATATCTCCTTCTCCATTATATTCATACATAACTGTATGGTCAGCTGCACCAGGTTTTCCGGTTTCGGAAATTTTCTGACCTTCCCCACCAACAATTTGTTTTACTTGCTCATATGTCATGCCGTTCTGGATTTTATCGAATTCCTCTTTAGTGATCGTCACTTTAGAAGCCGCTTCATCTTCGATACCGAACTGTGCTTTGCTTATTAACTTACCGTCTTGGAAAGTAAAGTTAGCATTAGCTCCGAAGCTACCGTCGCCTTCGAATTCGTAAATAGCTGTATGGTATGGAGTTCCTTTTTCGCCTGATTCGGAAACGAGATTACCTTCTGCACCGATAATCTTAACGACTTCTTCATATGTCATACCGTCTTTAATTTGCTCGAATTTTTCTTTCGTTACTACGCCTTTTTTCTCTTCCTGTTTAGGTTCTTCTTTAGGAGTCGATGCGGTTTCTGTCGCTTCCTTTTCATCACTCTTTTTCGCTTGATCGTCACTTCCTCCACCGCCATCACTTGCCGCAGCGGCAACAATGATGATGGCTATGACCCAAAACCACCATTTTTTGTAGAATGGTTTCTTTTTCTTTTCGCTCATACTTTGTATTCCCCCTTTTTGTACTATTACGTTTACACCATATCACACTTGACACAAAAATATTGTCGAATTATGTCAAAAATTACCACATATTGACGCAATTTTCACATGGAATCATCTTCATCGTCCTCATGGAAAAATGGATATTTCAGGAGCATTTTCTGGAATAAACCTTCATCTTTGATCGGGAGTTTACTCTTCGGGGACTTGTAGTAGCATTTCTGGTGGATGACGGTGTTGATGATGTCGAGGAATACTTTTTCGTCCGGCTGAACTGGCTCCGAACAAATGGGACAACGTAGTCGGCCAACGATTTCAAACATGAAATCACCTCCGTAATGAATATTTCAACAAAAACAAAAAAAGCTCTGCCGTTTGGTAGGGAAGCAATTATTTCAATAATCCAAGCCTATCTAAAATTACGGCCAATTGTGCTCTTGTAACTGGTTCATCTGGACCGAATCGACCATCACTATGACCTTTGATGATTCCTGCTTTCATCGCTTTTCTAATGCTTTGTTCTGCCCAATGTCCAGCAACATCATCTTTCACAGAAACTTTTTGCACGGTAGCTTTTCCCCTTTTTTCTTGAGTCCGAACGCCTTCCCAAGACCGATGATGTGACCGTAGGCGATTTGTTGTAAGAATTGGTCCGATTTGAGTTTTGCCGCGTCGTTGGCGTTGTCAATGAATAAGTTCTCGGTCAAGATGGCCGGCATATGCGTTTCACGCAGCACGGCATAGTCTGCACGTTTTTTGCCACGATCTTTGACATTGCCTATTGCTTTCACGATCTCGGCGTGAATCACATTTTGATATGCGATTGTTGCCGAGCTAACATAGCCGTTGTAAATGTACGACTCGAATCCCGTGCCGCCACCGGCGTTGATATGGACGGAAATAAAGAAATCCGCTTTCAATTTGTTCGCGATCTCCGCACGTCCGCATAATTCTATGAATCGGTCATCGGTACGGGTGTAATGCACTTCTACACCTTCATAATCATCTAACATACAGCCAATTTGTTTAACAATCTTAAGTGTAAGGTCTTTCTCCCTCAAGCCGTTACCGACTGCTCCGCTATCTTGTCCGCCGTGTCCGGCATCAAGAACGATACGCACCATTATTTATCCTCTCCTTCTGCTTTTTCCAAAGCATATTTGGCCGTCGCTACTGAACCAACGCCATAAAGCGCATATTTTAAACCATTCACTAACACATCAAAAGAAAAAGCGTTCTTCTCAAAGATAGAGAAAGCAACGCCTAATACCACAGCAACAATCGGGATATAACGATTAGGAATGTTTGTTGCCCCACGAATCGCATAAAGCAAAACTGCTAACGCTACATATGCCGTGAATTCAATTGAAAGAATCGCTTCCATTTACCTCATCCTTTCAAATAATTGAGTAATGAAAAAATAAAAGTGACCGCCAATGCGCTGACGCTCACCCAAAAAGCTCTGTTTGCCCGCTTATCATCTTTTACTTCCTTTAGTTCCTTTTCGATATTTTTGAATCTTATATCCGCTTCTGCCCTTGTAATAAAATTTGCTGTATATGCATCAAGTTTGTTTTCAATTCTTTTCAACCCTTCAGTTAGTGATTCTAGTTGGGTCTCTAATTTTGCAATTCTTTCGTAGTCTTTTTGCTCCAATATGAAAACCTCCTTAAAAGCAAAATAAAAAAGCCCTATTTTTCAGGCTTCAGTTGCTGATGTTGTAACCATTTCTTCTAATTTTTCAACCCGTCCAATCAACTCTTGAACACATCGCCACAGATATGAAATCATTGCATATAGGTCAATCGCTTCACCAGCGACGATAGGCTCTGGTGCTTCATCGGCCATCAAGCCAAGGTGTTTTTTTGTCCCATCTTCTTCATACTGAAAATTGAATGTATAGATTTGCGTGTTTTTCACTTTCTCAATGACGCTATCGTTAAATTGTTCAATATTTTTCTTTATATCGCGTTTGGATTGAGTATTAAAAGTCGACGCCAAAATCGGTATATAGTCCCCTGTTGTATATGGTTTGACAGCTCGAATCTCAATTGGTGATTGCAAATAAATCCTGTCGTTTACAGATCGCAACGCTAAAAACCCGTTCGCCTGCGATATAGTTTTGTCGTCCAGTGCCAAATACTTTACTGCGACGGAGTTAAAAACAGGGGAGTACACAGAATAAAACTTTTCCCTGAAACCGGTTCGCATTTGCCATAACTTGTCTTCCGGATCATATGTCACCGGTTTGTCGCCTTCTACTAATTGTACGCCGTCCGCTTCAATCCATGAACCATTTACAGTTGAAAGAGGCAAAATACGCAAATACCTAGTCGCGCTTGTAGTCGTAAATGTTTTTGCATGCCGGACAACAGTAGGGTCATTGGCCGGCGTCGCTGGGAAGTCTTGTGAAGCGCCGCCAAGGGAATTCAAGTTAGCATCTAAAAATTCAATGTGCAAACGCGGGCCGGCGCCCGATGGATTATATTTTATCGATGTTCTAAAAAAAGCTGATAAAGTATAGATTGTATTCGGTTTGACAGGAATCCACTGCTCAAAACTCGCTCCACGGTGTACGACCGCAGTGTTTGCTCCAAAGATAGGATGATAACTATTTGCTGTTTCTGTATATTTGTCCGACAATAATTTTGGACTACCGAATAATTTCCATTTATAAAAAGCATCATCTGGATAACGGCTGATGTCAACTGGATTATCGTTCTCATCAGCATCGAACATTTCGAATGAATGGTCTTGAACTAGATTTGTTTTTGATGCTTGTTTTCACACTTGTAATCGGGTCTTCAACAAGGAAATCCGCTTGTTTTACAGTTACACCGTGCGTATCCAGGGCCACTTTATCATTCGAAACGCTGACGTTACCATTCTCATCAACAACAAACTGATTATTCACATTCAATCCGTTTAGCGATTTGATATGTTTAGCTTCAATAGTATCGGCGGCAATAACACTCGCAGTAACCGAGCCTGCAGCAAGATGCTCGGCTAATATAGCACCTGTTGCAATTGCCTGCGCTCCTACTGCATCGGCGACAATTTTAGATGCGGTTATTGCGCCTGCTGCTATTTTTTCAGCAGTAACAGCGTTTGCCGCAAGCGCATTCGTTAGAATGGATTCCGGGACAATTAAAGAGCCATCAATAATTGTTGTGTTTGGAACCGTTAGATGAATACCGTTTTTGTTTAGAAATACAAGTAAATCGTCATCTGTTAACCATGTAGGATAGGAGCTTGACGCATAAAAGTAATTTGGATCACTGTATTTCCAATAGACAAACGGAAGATTTGTGTTTCCATCAGCGATATTATAGACTTGTCCTTTATATGAAATTTTCACATCAGACCAGGAGATATAGCCAGGACTTGGTGTATTATCTTGTACAATCATGATGATCACCTACTAAAAAATAAAGTGAGTAGCAAGATTTAACTTATCCTCTGCGATAGCGCCTGCCGCTATTTTAGTGCCAATAACGGCTCCATTAGCCAATTGGGAACTTCCAACCGCACCGGCTGCAATATTAGTGGATGTAACGGCATTGCTTCCTAATTTTCCAGCAACAACCGCACCATTGGCAATCTTCACTGATGTAACTGCATTATCTGCAAGTTTCGTCGAGTTAACAGCTCCATCTGCTAATTTACCAGCACTTACGGCCAAATCAGCCAATTGTGCATTTCCAACAGCTCCTGTTTGAATATGATTAGATCCAATGGCATTTGTCGCAATTTTTGCTGATGTAACGGCACTGCTAGCTATTTTCGTTTCTGTGATAGCAGAATCGCTTATTTTTGATGAAGTAATAGCTAGATCAGCTAGTTTAGCCGTAGTGACTGCCCCTGCCGCTAGTTCATTACTTCCTACTGAGCCATCCAATAATGCGCCTCCTGGTGTCATTTTCCCTGGAGCCATCGTTAAATGAAATGTTCCGCCTTCGTTAATACCGATTAATACATCGTCAACGGTCAATGTAGGTTTTGTATCCGATGCTTGTAATTTTGTATTGTCTGTAGCATCAAAATCCCACCATATATATTTTTTATTGGTGTTCCCGTTGGTGATTGTATAAGTAACTCCTTTATATACAATGTTCACGTCTGTCCATGCCACATAGCCTGCTTGCGGGCTGTTGTTGGTAAATACATATCCATCCAGCAAATGAGTGGCAAGATTCAAATCATGCGAATGCACTCTATTCATTCCTTTTTGCGTTTCTAAAAGAACACCGATTCTGTAGGAAATGTCATGTAAAATGGAAACAAATTTATCTTGTAACACCTTGTCAACTATTTTTTCGATTCTTCTTTCAAGTTTTTTCGCCATATGGAAAACCTCCCCAAAAAGTTTTAGAAAATTAAATGAGTTTGCCATTTCATCTTTTCTTCGGTGATAGCTCCTGCGGCGATTTTGACATCTGTAATCGCAAAGTCAGCAATATGTTCGTTGCGTATTGCATCGAGGGCGATTTTTGCAGCTGTAATCGCGCCGTCTTCGATTTGATGGGACTTCAAAACGCCTTTCAAGTCCTCAAAACTTTCACGCGTAATTTTGACCCAGTTTTGACCGTCCCACTTTCGCCAAATCGGCGGATTTGTATTCTCATCCAGCCAAAAATCACCTTCAACTGGATTGAGTGGCGGATCTGTTCCTCTGCTAATTTTTCGTTCTGCGTATGCTTCGGTGTATTGTTTAGCGTTTTGTTCGGCTTGTTGCGCTTTGTTTGTTGAGACTTGATCCGCGTAATATGTGGCGTCTTCATAGACGGTCACGTCTTGAACGTCTGCGTATTGTTTTGCATTGGATTCGGCCGTGTTCGCTTTATTAGTCGCGTCTTGGGCAGCTTCGTTTTTGACGTTCGTGTCTTTCGTGTCGATTTCTTCCTTGGTGTACGTGACTTCCATCACTTTCGATAAAGAGACTTTCTTCGCAATCTCCGCCTGCAGACGTTTGTAAATAGAAAAAACATCTTCTTCCGTGTACTCGATATAGTCTCCAAGCGTTACTGTTTTTTGCCCATTCCGCTTGATTGATCGTTCGACTGTATGGATACGTGCTTCAAGATATAACGGCGGTGTGAAAGCTGTGTCCTTAATTCGGATAGTGTCGCCGAAACGGAATTTTTCATACTTCAAGCCCGGCATTTTTTCAAGGTCGGCGACGTCACCTGTATATTCGATGGACGAATCGATACGTTTTGCAAGCTCCGCTTCTGTTAGTGAGCGCAATTGTTCAAGCGTCATCTCGCTGTCGCTTGAATCCGGTTCGTATATATCTACAATATGTTTTCCGTTGCGTCCCCATCGCGCTAATGCGTCTTTATCTTCGACGAACACCTGTAAACGTGTACCGTCTTCACGTTCTGGGCCAATCCCAACAAGCGCCGTGACGATGCTCGAAAAATCTTCTTTCCTCTCGATACCGATCAAATCCTTGCCGAATTCGACTTCGCGTCCGTTCCAGCCGCCTACGTGTTCGATTAAATCAACATGACGCCGCGTGACTTTGTTGCCGTCCGTTTCGACGCGGAAATAAAGTTCTAAATTGAACTCGCTAGCAATCTGCTTCAAATACGAATATGGATTGGTGTATGATTCGATAGTGAGCGTGCGGGAGCCTGCAAAATCAACCGTTCCGACTTCCCATTCGGTATCTTCTAACGCCATATCAGCATGTTGTTTCGCTGTCCATGCCGGCGTTGTTTGCGGCTCGATTACTTTTGCTTTTGCAAGTTCAGTATATGAAGCACTTGTATAAACTTCGATGAATAAGCCGTCAGCGCCATGAAATTTCCGCGTATTCTCGATGATGAATTCGATATATTCGCCGTCTTCGTCGGGTATGATGACGCGGTTGCGCTCGGCCAAGTATTCGGAAAAGCGCTTATTCGCGAACGTCGTAAAGTCGAACGTTTCCAGTGTATCCTTTAACGACTTTGTATGTTTATCGCCCCAAAACGCATCCTCGTCAATTACGTCCAAAATGCGGTCGGTTTTTCTATCTGTAATATGAATCAATCAAACCGCTCCTTTCTCTATTTGAACCGTTCACGGTATCGACAAGTCACGTTAAATGACTGCTCCGGATAAAATTACCACTGAAAGCATCCTAGATAAGTCACCTCCACGAGGCGTTTGCATGTATTGCAGACGCTTTTTTATTTTTAGAAATTGTTTAAGCAAATCGCTGATTTTGTCATAACACGATGATACTTGTCTAATCCTTCCTTGTCTTAAGGAATATATTACATAGCAGGAGTGCTTTTCCTCCGAATATTCCAATAGGAGGTGAAAAGATATGTGTTGGGGATGTGGATATGGTAGCTACGGCGGTTATGGCTACGGCGGTTACGGCGGTGGCTTCAATTTTGTGTTGATTGTTGTATTGTTCATTTTATTAATTATTGTCGGAACTTCTATTTGGAGCGCCTAATATCCTAACGTTCTTATCAAAAACAGACTGCTTACCATAAATGGGGGGTGTTATATATGACGGGTTTTGCCTTGATTGTTGTCTTATTCATCTTGCTTATCATTGTAGGATGTTCTTGTATGGGTCTTGGCGGTTATTAATTCCCCACAAGGTGACATTTAATCTCTCTTAATCTCCTCATTAATCGGAATAGGTGGTTTCGTTTATTGAAAAGGAAAAGGGCAGGTTGGGTTAATCTGTCTCTGATAATGAAAGGACGATGAATTAAATGCCATTTTTTGGATTCGACCAAAGAGAATTCTTTTTTCGTGACGACTTTAGAAGAAGACGGTTTTTTCCCTTTAGAAGAAGACGGTTTTTCCCGTTTTTCCCTTTTGAAGACGACTTTAGAAGAAGACGCAGATTCTAATTAAACAAATGATTTAAACAGTGTTTCCATGGGCCTACGGGCCTTCTTTTTTTATAGAGAAAGATCATCTGCTGTGAAATAAAAAAATCCACATTTAATTTTTGTCAAATGGTTTATTGCACGAAACGAAAAGGATTGCCGTAGCAGTCCCCATCTTAAACTCTTGCACTCCTTTAGCTTAATAAGGATTTTTCTCTCGGAAGCGGCTCGATTTTAAATGCTTTATACCCATTTAATCCCTTAAATACACCTGTTAGTTGAACAAGAAAATCGACAGCATTCTTTAACAGAGCAAAATAAAAACGCCACCCAAATCGGAGTGACGCCCTGCTTCAATATATCTCACGATATCATCATAGCATGTCCGAAACAAAATAATCTGTCATCTTTCTGTCATTTTTCCTTCATTTTTCTGCCGTTTTCCTGTTACTATGTTTTCTACATAATTTACATTATGTTGAATTTTTGTTCTGTTTATTTATATAGGCAAAATTTCCCTGCTGATCTTGATTATAAATTGTTTATTTTGGAGAAGATGGGGGAAGAAACAATGTGAAGATGCAAGTGTGGAATGGAGCTTATATGCATGAAGGAGGATCGTATGACTGCTGAAAACGTGAATTTAAAAAATCATTCAAATTATGCAACTCGCTCTGCATACTCGGCTCGTAATCTATGGTCGGGCTTCCTGTTCGGTCTTGGTCTAGTCGCCTTTATCGATGAAACTGTTTTTCATCAACTACTGCATTGGCATCATTTTTATGACAAGTCCACGACCGATATTGGACTGGTCTCAGATGGTCTGTTTCACGCTTTTAGTTGGTTTGCAACAATCGGGTCCTTGTTTATGTTCGCCGATCTCCGCCGCCGAAACGCATTGTGGCTCACTAGGTGGTGGGGAGGGGTGTTACTCGGGGCCGGAATATTCCAGTTATACGACGGTACAATCCAGCACAAGCTAATGCGGTTGCACCAAATTCGCTACAATGTGAATATTCTCCCCTATGACTTGACATGGAATTTCATTGCCATTGCCCTGATCGTGGCCGGTACTATCCTCATTGTTCGCACACGACGCAGATTACAACAACAGGGAGAGACTGTTTCATATGAACATCAATAATCACATTCACCACAACGATGGAACTCACATTTATCACGCAGATGGGATAGTATACCAGCTACTCTTGGCACTACCATTTGTGCTGGTATTGGTTATGTATATCCTTGCTGCGTTCGTATCCAGTCGCCGCCACAAACAATGGCCGCTATACCGTACTGCCTTCTGGGCTTTCGGAGTTCTCTGTGCAGCTGCCACAGTTGTCGGCCCCCTAGCGAATCGTGCCCATATGGATTTCACAGCGCACATGATCGGTCATTTGCTCCTTGGAATGCTTGCTCCACTCCTTATGGTGCTAGCTGCGCCTATGACTCTTGTCCTACGAACACTCAATGTGACTCTAGCACGACGTCTTTCACGTGTGCTGAAGAGTTGGCCAGTTCGTATTCTTAGTGATCCAATTGTCGCATCCTTCCTTAATGTTGGAGGCCTATGGATACTCTATACGACCGACTTGTACGCGGCGATGCAACAAACTATTCTTCTTTATGTGTTGGTACACATACATGTATTCTTTGCAGGCTACCTCTTCACAGCGTCTATGATTTATATTGACCCTACACCACATAAGTCTAGCTTCGTCTATCGTGCAATTGTGTTGGTGATTGCTTTAGCTGGTCACGGCATCTTATCCAAGTACATCTATGCTCAACCACCTAATAGCGTGCCCACAGTACAGGCAGAAATTGGAGGAATGCTAATGTACTACGGTGGTGACGCTATTGACGTTGTTCTTATCTTCATATTTTGCTTTCAATGGTTTAGAGCCACCCAACCTCGAGCATCGTTGGCCATGGATAAGTACTCGAAAATATCAAATTAATCGATGTTGATTTTTCTGATTATCTGATACGGGTTAAGGAAAGAAAATCAAAGACCGTAGTGTACCTTTCCTATTACATTCAAAGAATTACTGACTAGGCATAATAGTGGTATATCAACCTTCTACTATAAGGCACAATTGTGGAGTAACGAAAGCCCAATTTTTCATTGCTATGACGGAAAAATTGGGCTTTTTAATTTGATGACAAACTCAACCAGGTGAGTTTGTCTTTTTTCAGTATATTAGCTTTAAAAAGATTGAAAAAGATCAATTTATTAATTATCGGTTCTAATCTCTCTGTCATTTCTTCTTCTTAACCCTAACAGTCCTGCTAAACCAATTAAACCAATCCAATCCCAATCTGTATCGTCATCATCGTTATTAGTAACGTCCGCATTTTGAGCCATGTGAGTTATTTTGTTTGTATTGTTATCGATGTCAATGTTGTTATTTTGAGCGTAAACAGCTATCCCACAAAGCATTAATGTAACTGATAGAGCACAAAGTGAATGGAGAATCTTTTTTAACACGGTTTTCACCTCCTTTTAATAGCTGTTGGCTTTAATATGTCCAATTAAAGGAACAATTATTCTTTAGATATAATGTCATCCATTTATAGGTAAATTATCCAAAAAAGAATTAACGTTTGATTACAGACGTAAGAAAAGGAGAAATCCATCTTTACACAAGGCATAGATCGTTCTACAAAAGAAGGGGAAAGTAGTTATTATCAAAGTTCAATAAGACATACAAAAAGACCGGTTTATGTCGGTCTTTTTTCCGTGGTTTAAAAATCAACATTGAAAAATATAACAAGGCCAATCATAAAAAAGTAAAAGCTTGCGGCATCTCAAGCTTTTAGATTAACAATCCGAACTTTTCACATTGAGCGGTGGTAGAACTAGCCAACCTTTTTCTTTATTCATTCTAAGCAATCTAGCGCCATATTGCGCCTTTTTTATGTAAAATTTACCATACATTAAAGCAATATCTTCCCTGATGCACTGCCCCATCATTGTGCTGCATGCCACTAGACCAGCTGCAATATCTTTACTAAGCATTGCAGCAATTTCCGGGTCAGTAAATCTCGCACCGGCAGGAATATCTTCCAAACATGCTTTTGGCCGTTCTGGCGGTGATGGCGGAAGTGCTATTCCATTTTCTTTTAACAAGTTTTCGGTTTCTTGTATTTCCGGTTTTAGAACATTTTCGATACTATCCTCAATAAAATTTTTTAAATCCTCATCACCTGTATGGTTGAGTAATGTTTGATATCCAGTTACTAATCCTTTAGCCGTCAGTAAATACGACCATACACCAAATACTTCTCCATAGTGCATTGGCTCTTCTTTTGGATTACCGCTTAAAATTTCCATAATAAATCCCATAATAACCCTCCTAACAAAATTCATATATCACCTTTTCTTTAGATAATGTGGATTGATTGAAATAAATTATGCAAAGAAATGCAAAGAAAAGAGAAGCTTTCAAAAAAACTTATTATGTTATTGGAAAAACAGTGTAATTTTGTACGAAAACTGCTGAGGGATGGTACCGTCAAGAAGTTTGTGTAATGCATGATAGGGTAGATCAACCTTTTCTGCACCACGAATCGGCTGCACAAAATTCATGTGAAGTCACCTCACTTTTCACCTCTTTATACACTTCAATACGCAAAGCAAAAGCTAATTTGTAAAACGCTTTTTCACGGATACGATAAAATGTCGATTCGCTAATCCCCATTTCATTGTAGATATCACAATCACGTGGTTCCTCTAAAGACATATATCGTTTAATGATTAGTTCCCTTTCGATTGCATTGAGCTTATTGACCGCACGGCGTATTTTCTCCATGTACTCATCTCTTTCACGTTCAAAGTCTACCTTCTTAATCGCCGCGCTTTCTGTAGATGAATGAAAAGTATTCGTGTTGCTTGGCGGCACGAGAGAGTACGTTTGCGTCACTCGTGTCAGGAATTCGTCCGGAACCGTCAACATATACATGCGATATTTTTCAAGTGCTGCCTCTACTGCTTCTTTTGTTTTTTCTCCGTCCGTGTCACGCAAAAAAGACAGTTGATAAAACCGTTTGCCCACTCGGACCCCTCCCGTGGTATAATATGGTCGAGGAACGACGTTTTACCTTCATTCTTTTTGGCCGGGAGAAGTCCTGACTTTTTTATTTGTATTAAACGTTTTAATAGTGGAAATAAATCTTAGTGGAACAAGGTCTATCTGCCCGCTCGAAGACTCGTATTCCTGTAGAATGACCTTGTTCCTTTTTAAGCCTATAACCTTGGTTCCTCCGCATCCAATCTTCGAATGAGCTTTTTCAAGTCCTCAATTAGCACGTCTTTCGAATAAACATCATCGCTCATGATTTTGCAAAGAATGTTTGTAGCCATTAGTTTTAGTTCAATAAACGTGCATTTATCTTCCCAGCTGTATGCCATTGTTATCACCTCATGGTTAGTATGAGGTGTAATAAACAGAACTATCATTTTGTTTCCTAAATGTGTTCTTCAGCTTCTTCTGCCCCTGATTCACACCATGTCACCGCCCATGTCAGCGAAATGCTAAACTGATTCATCATTTTTTCATTACCTGGGCTGTTTGTCTTATACAGGCTCACTATGTTTTACATAGGATGTAGTATCCTTTTAAATCAGGAGGTTTACAAAATGTCAGATGGCTTTGGCTTTAGATCAAACTTTGCTTTAATTGTTGTGCTGTTTATCCTTTTAATTATTGTTGGATGTAGTTGTTTCTTTGGTGGTTTTGGTGGTTACTAATCTAGAATCCGTTTAAAAGTTTTATAGGGCGGGTCATATAGATCCGTCCTTTTTTCTTTACTTATTGAATAACTAGGGCAACACAATGCTTATTTTGTTTCCTAAACCTTAACTATACTTATCACAACTTGATTTTTTGGCTGACCAAAATCGGTAATATAGGTAACTTCAACAAGTAGCTCCCGCCCTGTATATTCTTGCGTTTTCGGATTATATTCTTGAAGTAAGAGCAAATCATTCACCTGAAAACCACGATCGTTTTTCCGAATTTCAAATGTCTTTTTTCCTGATCGCACCGCTTCGAAATACTCTGGCCATATCTTTAATAGATGCTTCATAGGTATTCGCATAAAACTTTGTTCTCCTCCTCACTCAATAAAATCGAAAATACACATCTGCTCATAGTTTTCAGGCATTTCCTCTTCTGTTTCACATTCAAGCACTTCCGTTTCAAAAACAACCTCATTTGTTTCATTTTCATTTGCATCCACTTCTCGAAACTCCGTGAACCAGTGCAATGGGAAGCAACCAACGCACTTTTTTAATTGTTTATCGCGATAAACATACGCGTGTGTTTTCAATAGCTTCAAATAACACGTCCCTAACTGAATAAAAGCATATCCTCGTTTCCTCCAAACGAGCTTGGCTGCATAGATTTTCCAATGCAGGAATAGAGTCCACTGGCGGCTCGGGCGGCCATTCATCTTCCTGAACGATCTGAAACAGCGATTTATGAAAACAGCCTTGATGGGCACTTGCCTTTGGAAGCTTTGAAACGTAATAATGATCGGGACTATTTGAGAAGAGAAAATACTTTTTCCCTTTTTCAAGGACCATTGTTATGCCTGTGTCAACGCAAATGCCTTGTAGCAAGTTTTTCACCTTCTTTTACAGTTTCTTCGAACTGTTCATTAAGCAGTTTTGCTTTCTTTTCTTTTTAACTGTTCAATCAATTCCTATTAATTAACAAATGCCTGGGTTACTTCATACAATATTCAAAAAAATGGAGTTGTTCTTCATGGTGAAATGGATTGACGTATCTACATCACAACATCAATTAAAACTTTTTGATGGAAACAAGCTTATAAAAGCTTACCCAATTGCAGTTGGAAAAATATTGACACCAACACCTTCCGGGACATACACGATTATCAATAAACAACGTAATCCCGGCGGACCATATGGAGTGCTTTGGATGGGATTGTCAAAACCTCATTACGGTATACACGGAACAAATAACCCAGCTTCAATCGGTAAGAATGTCTCACATGGGTGTATTAGAATGTTTAATCATGATGTTCTAGAATTATCATCTAGAGTTCCAATTGGTACTAGGGTTTTTATTCATAAATGACAAGGCTGTCATCCTGCTCATCTCATGTTTTGCCTTGCAATCTCAAACACTCGCTCCCTATCCTCAAGCGATCGCCATACCCAGTGTTTTCCCTTTTTCTCGTACAGATCGAACCAATACTGCTCAAAATCCGTACGCTCTGTATATCCAGCGCGGGAACGGCCATCGTGATACAACTCTACACGGACCCACTTGTATACGTCGTCACACCGAATGATCGCTGCGTAATCGTCGCTTGTTCCCCATTCCCAGTCTTTCATATATCCAAGCACTTCCCAGCCGGGAAAAACGCTCTGTATCCTTCTCAATGTTTTATCATCGACCTTCTCATCCTCAACAAAATCGAAAATCGTCAGCTGGTTCATTTATTCCCTCCTTTCGGGAGCAGTTTGTTGCTGCTCCTCTAGTGGAACAATGGTGATTTCTACCCTCGGTGTCTCGCTGTACCATTTGGAAATATGTAAGTCTACCACCTGGCTGTCATCCTTCCAAATGACGTTTTTGAGCGCATCCTTTATGGATTTTGCATAGTTATCTACATCCGGTTTACTTGTCGGACGCAGCTGACCAGCTTCGGCTGCTGCCTTTTTCTTTTTGCTGAAACTTTTCAAGGTAGGCTTGTACACCTTAACAACAAGAGATATAGGTCCCTCGAGTAATTTTTCAGGACGATGTTCAGAAGCTACTAATTTCACGTATTCCTTGAAATTTCTCGATTTTTTCGGGTCATACATTCGGATATGACCGTCAATCATGGTTGCTCGAGGTCGGCCCTGTGCGACAGGCTCGCCATAGACAGTGAAGCTAATCATTGTGTCTTCACCTCATTTAGTTATTTAACATGTACCATCCGTAGAACATTGCAAGTACGATAACAATTCCGAATATCCATTTCAATAGAGGAGGCAGTGATTCAAAAATGATGACTGCACCAAAAAATATCAACGCAATGATCGATAATAATGTGAGCGCCACTAAAACGATTAATATTTCTATCACAGTCATCTCACCACCTATCAAACGCCTATATTCGCCTTGTGCAGCATTTTTCTTGTTCCAATAATTATTTTACATTCTCACAAAAAATGCTCGAAATTTGTCGAAATTTGAAGAGAGATAGGCATCATTGTTTTGCTTTCTCGGTTGCCAATACAAATCGCAACGTGTAGTAGTCCCAGTCGTAAATAGATTTACCTTCATGCTCTGTGATTCCCATATCGATGAGTTGCCGAATCATCATTTGACGTTTGAGCTCCTGAGTGTATTGAACCTTTTCATAGAGGATGCCCATCAGCAACACACCTCCATTTTCAATCGTTCTTTTGCTTCACGAAGCCGTCTTCTGAATTCGATCATCTCTTGTTCGAATTCTTGTCTAGCACGTTCCGCATGTTCGCAATCACAAGGAGCGAAGGCGACAGCTCTTGGCATCGCTGTTTGAACAACATATCCTTTTCCGTAACATTTCCCACACATTACCTATCACTCACTTTTCTGTAATCGAAAGTCCTCTCCCTCGACTTCGAGGAGATACAGACCACATTGTCCTATCAATCTACTTGCCGCAGCATATCCGATTTTTTCGCTCAATATTCCGCGATCTTCGTTGCTATTAAAGACAATCGGTTTTTGCTTTCTGTATCGCTCGTTGATAATCTGGTAGTACAACGCTTCTTTTGCTTCCGACCATTTTGCTTTGCCGATGTCATCCCATACCAGCACATCCGCGTTAATTGCGCTATACAGAAGCCGATCAAGCGTTTCTCCCTCATCGCTCATCATCTTGGCTTGGATAAGCTCGTCCATGAATGTGACGTCTGAAACAACGAGTACATTGAACCCGTCCTTAATGAGCCGTTTGGCCAGTGCGATTTGTAAATGGGTTTTGCCGATCCCAAAATTGTTATGCTGCTGTTTAACAACAGACCGCTCGCCGATCGGCAGTTCTTTTAAACGCTGCTCTCCAACAACAGCGATGAATCCGAGGTTTTTGTTAGGCATGATTTTCTTTATAGTGCCGTCCTCTTGTTTAATTACAGCAAACTCGTTTAGATAACTTATTGTCTTTTCATACATGGTCTGCTGATACTCATTTACTCGCTTATAGTTTTCAAAGTTAGCGTGAACAAACTCGTCCGGGATCAACGCTTGCTTGAATCGGCGCTTCCAGGCTTTTCTTTCTCTACACTCACACGGTTTTGCGAATTCATAGCCTTGCTCGTCTCTATAGAAAATGAATTCCGTATCTTTGCATTGAGAACATTCGTATTCATCCGCCCCAGGCTTTTCGGGCTGCTTCAGCTTCTCGGAGGATTTGCTCATAAGACTTGCTTTCTTTTGCAGGTCGGCTAACACCTCGGCGATGCTTGTGAACCGGGCCTCCATTGGTTTTCTCCTCTCCTTTTTGACCAAAATAACGATCGAGAATGACTTTTTCTACATACTTGAAGCTTTTAATGTAATCTAACCGGTGCTTTGGTTCATACTCGTCGAATATTTCATCGATGTATTTCAAAATGATGTCTATAGGGATGTTGTCACCTAATAATCTATGGATAGCCAACTCATCTTCTGGAGATAAATCAAAACCATGTGCTCTTCTTTGAATGAATTTGTTGGCTATTAACTGGAAATCACTTTGGTTCATTCTATCTTCCTCTTCTTTAATATTTTTTATATCTTTTATATCTTTATTGCATCGGACATTTTTGTCCGATCTCCCTACAAAAAATGTCCGATCTGTTGGGGAAGAGTGGTCATTTTTGTCCGATCTCTCTGTATCAGATAGGACACTTTTGTCCGGTCTCTGATGAACAAATTTCTTTGACTTTCTAACTCTAAAAATCTCTCCATAAGGAGCTCTTTTGGATTCGATATAACCGTACTCTTTGAGTTTTGCTAAATTACGCCGAATATTTCGTTCGTTTCCACCTAAATCAGCAACTATTTCAGCTATTTTCACAGGTCTACCACCGAGAACGATGCCCCAAGTTTCACCTTCTTCTTGTACTTCCTTTGTAACTTTAAAAATGAGCCATAAGAATTCCCAAATTGCTGAACCGATTTTTTCTCTATGCTGTGCTGTCAGTAAACCTGAATAAACAGGGAAATAAAAACTCTCGGGCATCGTATCACCTCAGCTTTCCTATTTCTTGATACAGATAACATATGGACCTTCAACCCTCACCGGCTTTAAGCCAGGATGGCTGCGCTTGATATATCCCTTATGTACTCGATGTAGAGTTTCTTGTTGCCAGCAGCCATCCAACGGAAACAATGTGGGATGACAATTAGGTATTCCATCATTCGATGTCAAAGCTCTCCTGTTCGAAGGCACTTGGTTTTTCTTCTGCTGGTTGTTCTTCCGTAACTTCGAAAGCTTCTGCTTCGATGTATTCCGTTTCTTGCACCTCGTTAGTGATATCCTTAACTTCCCTAACTTCTTTCTCATCCTCGTTGAACGCATTTTGCATTTCGATCGAGAGGATACCCCATTTCGCAAGCATGTTTCGCAAAACGGTTTTCATCGCCATATCATCATAATTTTCTTTCCAACTATGGCCGGATTTGCTGTATTTTTGGCGATGCTTTTCGACTTGATCCTTCGTTCAGTACACGGTTTTTTTGAATCCGTTGACTAGTTCAAAGTAGGCCGCGTAACCAATAACTGCGTCAGATACTCTTGCATCAAAGTCAATTTCAAGTTCTTCGGTAAGACGGTTCCATTTTTTCAGTTCACCTTCGTAAACCTCGATAACGTTGATTGACTTGTACTGCCCTGTTCGCAGAGCGAGCTGGACGTATCCTCTGTAACCGAGTTGGAACTGCGCTTTGTTACCATATGGAACAATCCAGGCGTATCCCAGGTTTTTGTCCACTGGCAAGTCAAGTGTGGCCGCCACCATCGCAGCTGAAATAACACTCATTGGTTCGCATTTTTGTAACACTGGATCGGAACTGTATAGGTTCACGATTGAAGTCATAAACTGTGGAGCACGCTTGTCCAAGATTTCTCCGAACCGTTTTTTTAGTGCTGGGCTTGCAAGCAGTCCTTTTAATGTCTGTACAGCTGTCGGTTGTTGCGGAACATTATTTTTGTTTTGCAGCTGTTTTTTTAGTGATTGAGTTGTGGCCATTGTATAAACCTCCTATTCCAAAGTGTTTATGGAGAAATAACGTGCGATACTTGTTTTAAGAACTTGCTTATAAATGTCCGGAAATTTTTCTTTTAGCAACTTGGTACCCACTCGGTTTGACACACGCGGTTTCCATTGCACCTCATAATTACCGACATATCCGATTTCCGCGTCTTTAAGCTCGTTTTTAAGCTGGTTCTCGATCGCCTTTTTTGTTGCTCCAACTGTTCGATGGTTTCCTTGAGTGACTGGTATTCTTCGATCTTTGACTTATAGGAAGCTCCTAATTGTGCAATTTTGCTTGGGTCCGTTTCTTTATAACGTTCCTTCAAAAATTTTTCCGCGGATGATGATCCGTCAAGCGCCGGCGGCTCTCCTTTCAATACGTGGTTATTCCAAAAGTCAATCTCCACGTGGAAAATCATTTCGATTAGTTCATCATCGCGCTCGATTTCTTTCCATATAAACTTTTGGCCGCCGATCAGAACAGCAAAATATCCTTTTTGATACTCTGGTCCTAAGGCACCGAGATAATGCTGCATTTGAACGATATATGCCTCCGGGATTTCTTCGTTTTCCCATTCCTTCGCCAGGAACACTGATGCTGTTTTACATTTCAAGATGGCCTTTTCTCCGACTATGAACCGATCAATGTTGGCCAAGATGAAATCATGCTCTGGATGTTGAAACATGGCGTTTCTTTTCCGCACCTTCTTCCCAGACCGTTTTTCAAACTCTTTCGCCACTAGGTCTTCGAGTAACGTACCAAAATATGCTGCTTCACTTGTTGAAGATTGTAGAGTGACTTGTCCGGTCTTTTCGAGCCACAATTCAAATGGCGTTTTGTATTTGTTCAAGCCGAGAACGATCGAAGCATCACTGCCGCCAATTCCTCTAGTTCTGGTTTGTAGCCACTCCTCATGACTCATATCTTTTGTATTTGCAAGAATAACGGACATTTTTTCATCCCTATTTCCTATTTAATTTTTGAAGTGATTCCTATATGATTATGATGAAAGTACCAGTTTTAAAGCATAACACTCTCCTTATGTCCTATTTTTGAAACGTCTCGCTCTACCCAGCGAGGCGTTTTTTTTATTCTACAATTTTCTGGATTGCACCGAGATTTTCTGTAAGATACTGACGAATATTTTCTTCCAGGACGATCTCACCGTCCGGGAACTCATAGATGGTATCGCCATACAAAATTTCATCACCGCAAGCATCAATTCCCCAGTGAGGACTTTCAAGGCGAACCGGACGAGTCATCGGATTTTCAACTTGCATGTGTCACACCACCTCGTTTGCGTAATTCAGCCAATCTGTTTATCACCGCCTGTCTTGTGCGGCCTAGATGCTTTGCGAGCTCCTTGCGCGGTAAATGTTGATTGTTCCAAAGATATGCGTCCTCTTCTTTTGTCCAATTGCGATATCTGGCCAATTCTTCGCCAGAAATCTTTTTGCCAAGTGCCTGCACCCGCTGACCGATCGGGCAGCTCGGGCAAACGTGAATGCTGGCATTAGTTACTGAACGAAACTGGCAGTCCTGGCACCGTTCCAACAGCGAGATGATCTGCAACCGGATGAGGTTTTTCTCCTCTCTTGTCACGTTTGCCCCTCCTTTCGCATAGATTAGTAATGCGACAGATGTGCTAGTGCACATCGTCAAGCGTAGGAATGCTGATATAGCCGGGGGATGGAGCCACCAGCACTCCTACGCTTGACGACAGGCACTAGGCCTGCCTTGTGAAAGGGAGAGGAAATGTGCTATATTGTCATTGGGCTGGTTTTTCTTTTTGTTGCAACGCCGCTTTTAGGCATTTGCGGCGGATTGCAACTTTTTGTTTTTCACGCTTCAAGTCGATTACTTTTCTCCAATCTCGACGACGACTATGAATCTCAATTTCCTGCACTAAGCGAGATTCCCAGTTTAGAAGGTCTATATATTCACGCCAGGTTGGGTTTGTGTAATTCGGTTGAAACATCACTCATTCCCCTTTCTCATAACGATCGCAATATCGATTCCTTTCTCCTTCATCATCTCAACGACCTGGAGCAGTTTGTCGTGCTCCTGTTTCTTCCGTATCAGCTCGTCCAAGTCGCGTTTGCATCGTAAAAACTCTTCTGCCCAACGCTCCGCTTCGTCTAAACGATTGTTTATCCATTCGACTCTTGCTCGATCTATATAGAGGCAGCCGCATTCCCATAACTTCTCCGCCAACTGTCGATCTTGTGGAAGGACGTTCATGATGCCATCCTCTCCTTTTGCAACAGAAGCCGGAATGTTTCCCTTCCTTTCGGTGTAATCAGCGTTTGAACGTCCGCCCTGCCGTTTCGTGCAAACTCCTTCAATTCAAATAGTTCCGGCACATACGGTGCATAAGGTTTGAGTTTCCCTTTCTGATCCCGATAAACAAATTTGTTTTGGAGAAGCCAATTGATGAAGAACCGTTCTTTGACTTTCAGTTCTTTTGCAGTATCCCGGAAATTCGTCAAAAGGTTTCGATCGACTAGGGCATCGAAGTAACCCGCTTTCGGCTTCATAGCAGCTATTTGTTCGTTTTGCTTGCGGACCGTTTCAAGAACACCGCGGAACATCATTTTTGTTTGTTCATCAGCAAACGGAAGATACGTATTGATAAACATTTCATCATTGGAGACATAGCCGCCGGTTTTTCTGATTGTTGGTAACACCTCTGCGGTTACCCAGCGTTTAAAGCGTTTTGCTTTTTCTTTGATTTCTAGATTGTTACCTTGTTTAGCTGCGCCGAATATCAAACTGTAAAGGCCTGATTCATTAATAAACTTTTTAGATTGTTTTCTGCCGAGGCTATCGATGACCTCACGGACCGTTAGGTCATCTTCTTCGACGTGATTTTTTAAAGCAACATGAGGGTTAGTAAAAGACAATGATTTTGCTGCTTCTGTAGCTCCAAACCACTCAACACCTTCAACAATCATTACTGGCAGCTCACCGAACATCGGATGATTGAAAATTTGTAATTGATTCATCACTTCTCTCCTCTTCATGCTTGTCCAATTTCATTCCCGAAAAGAAGCCCTAGAAGGCAGCCGGATCATATTCGCGATTGATGAGCTCGTGCAGCTCTTTTTTAAATCGCATTAGCTCGTTATGAATGCTGTAGTCGCATGTTTGGCAAATTTTCGCAACTTTGCGTGTGTAGAACGAAACCGCCTCCGGCAACGTTTCGAAGTCATACGTACTTGGTATTGTCATTTCCGTTCACCTTCTTTTCCGAATTTCCTATTTGGAGCCACTTGGTCCAAATATGTTGAATTTTCTTCAATCCAACGAAACACTTGGTCACGAGGATACCGAGCTCGTATATGTTCAAATTTCGGAAAGCCTGGGATGTCAGTCAAATTACTCACCGTAGAAAGCTGCACTTGAAAAATTTCTGCCAGGTCTTTCCGGGTAAGTAAGGGAGGATAGCGGTACTTTTTTCTCCCCTCCTCTACTCCAAGTTCGTATGCTTGCCTAACAAGATCTTTCACATATTTATCAATGTCCGGCACTTGGACAACCATTTGCATCAAAATCCCCTCTTTTTTCAAAATCACAAACTTGTATTTCCGACATTTTTAGTACATTTAAATCGATGTCTAAACAAATAGCTATTTTAGAAAGAGAATTAATACTTGGCATGTATCTGCCATTCTCGATATCCGATATATAGTTTCTAGACAAACTGGTGACGGAAGATAATTGATCTTGTGTCATTCCAATTTCATTTCGTTTTTTCTTGATGATTGCTCCTAACGTCTTTTTGTCTAACATGGTTATCACCTCCTGCTGATACTAATGTATTGTATTTCCGTCATTTTGTAAAAGCGCATTTTCGCCAAAATTTAAGCATTTTAAAGCAAAATTGAAACTTTTACTTGTATTTACGTCTAATTTCTTAATATTACTTGTATTTCCGTCTTTTTACGTATTGTATATCCGTCTTTTTCATACTATAATCAAAACATAAGCGTCGGTAATTCCGACAATAAAAAGAGGTGATTTAAGTGATTGGGGACAATATTAAATTTTTTAGAAAGAAGGCAAAAATGACTCAAGTAGAATTAGCTGAAAAAGCAAATATATCTAGATCTTATTTGGCGGACGTGGAACGTAATAGATATAATCCAAGCTTCGATACCCTAAAAGCAATAGCATCTGCGCTAAATGTACCTATAAGCAGTTTGATTGGTGAAGAAGATGCTAAAAACTCAAATCGTGATACGCAACTCCCAGAACTAACCGAAAAGGATGAACGGGATATCGCGAAAGATCTGCAAAGAATCATGGACAGCTTAGAGAGCCGTGAAGGACTGATGTATGACGGAGAACCACTCGATGAGGAAACCAGAGAACTTATACGCATTTCGCTGGAGAACTCCATGAGGCTTGCAAAGCAAATCGCTAAGAAAAAATTCACCCCAAAAAAATACAGAAAATAAATAAAACGGGGAAGAGGAATGAAGGGGATTAAAGAAATAGTTAGGCAACTTATTAAAAAACACAAGTCCAATGATCCGTTTCAAATTGCAAAAGAAAAAAACATAATTATCTTATTGGAAATACTCTTGGTTTTTATAGTTCATACAAACGGATTCAGTTCATTTATCTTAATAATCGACTGGATGAAATGATGCAACGTTTTGTATGTGCTCACGAACTTGGACATGCCGTTTTACACCCGAAATCCAACACCCCTTTTTTAAGGGCTAATACTCTATTCCCTGTTGAAAAATTAGAAGTGGAGGCAAACACTTTTGCTGTTGAGTTATTACTTCCAGATGACATTATGACTCAATACCAGAACACCAACCTGACCATATATGACGTAGCAGAAATACATAGCATACCAAAGGAATTTGTCTATCTAAAAAAAATTTAACCATTAAACCGAACGTACATTCTTATTTTAAAGGAGGTGATGCCTTTATCGGGTGTCATCTCGAACAACCTAGAACCAAAAAATACCGTTGTAAAAAATTCGGAAAGGAGTGATATGAATGGCTTCATTTCAGAAATACAAAACAAAAGATAGCGAAAAATGGATGTTTAAGATGGATGTCGGAATTGATCCTGCTACTGGGAAACGTAAAACAACGACACGCCGAGGTTTTAAAACAAAAAAAGAAGCACAGCTGGCTGCTGCGAAATTGTATGAAGAAATAAATAGTGGCACCTATATAAAAGACACTGACATCCTCTTTAAAGATTTCGCCGAGGATTGGCTAAAAATGTATAGTGAAACAGCAAAAATAAGCACTGTCCGCATCAGAAAACATGAGCTGAAGCACTTATTAGGTTATTTTGGGCACTTAAAACTGAAAGATATTACGCGAAAGATGTATCAAGATATGCTTTTTGATTTAAAGAAAAAAGGATACGCGGATAGTACACTAGATGGCATTCATACAACTGGAAAAATGATTTTTAAAAAAGCTATGGAATTAGAGCTGATTAAGTCCAATCCTACCGAATACACAAAAGTCCCTAAACAGAAAAAGACTATAGAAGATATAGAGAACGACAAAATAAAATTTCTGGAGAAAGAGGAATTAGCCATCTTTCTAAAAGCAGCTAAAGAACACGGATTGTATATGGATTACGTTATCTTTTCAACTTTAGCGTATAGTGGAATGAGGCTTGGAGAACTACTAGCACTTCAGTGGAAAGACATTAATTTTAAAGATCACACAATCACTATTACCAAAACTCTGTATAATCCCAAAGGCAAAGAAGGCCAATATGAATTGTTGACTCCTAAAACAAGCGGATCCATTCGAACCATTAAGATGGATCCAAACGTTATGACTCTTTTGAAGAAGCACATAGCTGAACAAAACGAAATAAAGATGAGAATGAGGGATAAGTATCATGATCATGATTTTGTGTTCGCTCGACCAAGTGGATACCCTGAAGTTATGAAAAAAGTGGAAGATAGAATGAAACGCCTTTTAAAAATCGCAAAAATTGATAAACATGTAACCCCCCATTCTCTGCGACATACGCATACAAGCTTACTCATTGAAGCAGGAGTTGGTATCAAAGAAATTCAGCAACGTCTTGGCCATACAGATATTGAAACGACTATGAACATTTACGCTCATATGACTAAAAATTTGGAGGAAAAAGCTTCCCAAAAGTTCAGCGAACTAATGAGAAGCTTTATAAAAAATTTATAA